ACTTTTATCACATCAATCCGTTACTAAACTTTGTCCATTCAATAGTATTTTTTATGTCCCATGTTCTACTATTTAGTGACTTCATTATATACTCACACTGATACAAGCAAGCACGTATATACTCTACTTTGTCCATGATTTTTATAACATCAGGATCGCTGTCTAATACTTCTTGCATTTCTTGTTTCAGTGGCTGGTTGCCTAAGTATTGCTCCCAACCTAAATCATTTAATTCTTCTTTGCTCAGTTCACCTCTAAAGTATCTACTCTTAATTCTACGTAGGGATAGCATTTGCGCTTCGTATTTACGTAGCTGTAGTTTAAAAGTAGTGAGATAGTTTAGATATTTAGAGTGGAGTTCAGGTGTCTTTGCAGATTCACTGCCTAGATTTAGTTCATCAATCTTGCAATCGGACTTCCACTCCTCTTGCAGTTCATTCAATGTAATCATAATATACCTATAATAATATAATAATATTTATAACGAGTTTATCTTATACTGTCTGTACCTAAATGATGCTAGCCCTATGAAATACTCTGAGTCAGTCAAATCAAAATCTAATCCACTTAATGCTGTAGGAAAAGCGTCCTGAAATATTATCTCTATTGAAGGATTGTCGTTTGAGTCTAATACAAACAAACTTGCATCACTAAACAATCCTTCAATAGTAGTTGCTGTATTTTTGCCTGGGAATCTATACAGTTGTTTCTGTAAATAGTTTGTGTATTCTTCTGTGGTTTCAGGATTACCCATGCCTCTTAGCCAGTTATATAACTCTGAATAATTGGCCATGTTTTCCTGAATAAGAAAACGTATATTCAACAAACCGAAAGTTAGTTTTTCACCTGGTTGAAAATAATCTACTAGTGGGGTTTGTACCTGAGCTTCACCTAAAGTAATGTCAGGTATGTTTGCTGATTGACAAAAGAAAGAAACATTTGGCAGGTTGTGAACCTGAAAACGAAACCCATTGGGTTTTAAGTAATCAAGTTCACTAGGGTTGCCTGCATCAAATGTAGCTTCTGATATATTAGCTGTGGGGGTGTATGCCATAGTAGTTACCTTGTGTGTATCTACTATTTATAATACCTGTAAGTCTAGGTACAAAGTCATTGTTTACAGATAAATGGATACAAAACAGAATATAAATTATTGCTAATTTAGAAACCGCTGTTAGCATATATAATAACTGCTGGTAGAGCAAATGCTAAAAATACGGTTGTTAAAGACTGTACTGCTGCTAAGGTGTAGTCGCGCTTTCTCATTTTCTTTTCAAGTCCTTGCCTTGTGGGCATTTTTAATCGTTGGTTGTATACTGGTGTGTATAGGAAAGTAACGTATAGTGCTACTTTCCGTACTATATATAATAAACGATATTTTAAGACTTGTCAAGCATTAAATGCAGGGTGGCCTTCGAAATACATCTGAATCATTACGTGTATGGCCGTATCGACAACGATAAGGATCATACAAAATGTCAGAAATAAAGGAAGGCCACCGTACACTTACAAGTTCTTCCAAGTAAATGCTCCAAAGAACATTTCATCCTCGCTCATCTGTCCCCAAGGTACTTCTCTGCTTGGGTCAGGATTCATTGGATTGTCTGCTGAATTGTCAAATGCGCCCTCAACAAACAATCGTGTTCCTTTAGGTATAAACTTAGGTTCTTTCCATGTGTATGACAGTTGCCAAGCATACTCATAACGTGGGATGTCAATAAGTTCTTCCCAAGTGCCGTCAGGATAGTATGCTGTTGCTCTCATACTCTTACCTCTAAAGTGCATATGAGGTAAAAAAGTATGTAAGTTTATATCGTTCTGTAATGTGATTTCTGCTGTCTGTATAAAGTTTGGATCGTATGGAGGAATGTTTGTCCATGTGTTAGGAAAGATACAAGCACAGTCTCCTGCCATTCTTTCCTCTGGCACAACACCCTCGTCATGGAAGTACAATCCAATACGTGCTTTGTCAGTACGTGCTGTGCCGTCTGGTGTATAGTGTAATTGTAAGTTTACAACACTACCTGCACGTAACAAACCTCCAGTGTTCTCATCATAAAAGTCAGGTGTGCCTCCGGGAACATAAGCACTGATTTGTGCGTAGTCCATGTTGCCTTGGCCTTCGCCTGATGCGCCAAGCAAGTTCATGCTGCGTTCACCTGGTAGTGATACAGTATTGAGCATATGGTGCATGACAGTAGGTTCTGATGGTAGAAATTCTGAGCCACGCAACCATTTATCTTCTGTCAATCCCAAGTCCACACTAGTATAACGATAAGGAATAGCATTGGGACCTAGAGTACCGACAGCAGGTATCTCCTGAGGAGGTACTTCTATAATCATATCCGGTTCACCGTTTACCCATTCGCTTGTAGAATAAACCGTCTCAGTCAATGGGTCTCTATCACCAGTAACAGGTGCACCTGCATCAATCCAGCTCACCAATGTTTCAATTTCACGTTCGCTAAGAGTTCTGTGATTTTCAATAACGCCTGCATACTTACGATCAATTTGTCCAGGCGGCATTTGTTTAGTTAAAATAGCTTCTTTCATTGCAGGAGCAAAGCCTTGAACAATTTGATAATTGCTCATAGCCCAAGGCGCTATGCCACCTTCCCTGTGGCAGGCCTGACATTGTTCAATGAGAATAGGAGCTACATCATCAGCATAATCTTGTGCAAATGCTGTTGTACTAATCGTCAGAGCTAGCAATAATAGCTTTTGCATTTCTCTCCTCCAAAATCTTTTCATATCCTTCTTCGTCTAAATGAGTCACAGCTATCCACGCATGCGACATCTCGTCACCCGTTCTACTGCCATCTACTACCCACATATCAGGATCAGGATTGTTAGGATTATCAGCAGTATTGTCATACCACTGCTTGATTACTAATACAGCACCTGTTGGAACAAGAGGTGCTACATCTTCTGCGTATATGTGACTGTGATGCCACGTTGCTGACCAGTTTGAAATCTGACTTATAGGTTCTGTACGTCCTGTCTCAGGATAATAAATCTCTAAACTGGCTGCGTTCATACGCAAATGTCCGTGTGGTTGAAAACTATCAATACGGACAGGGTGGTCAAAGCTATGAAAGCCCTGAGTCATTGCATAGCCATGAGGAGGAACAATCAAGTGCCCATTCTCATAACCCATGCGTAGGGGATACAATGCTAAGTCCTGCTTGTAGTTGAGATCAGTTTCATCTTCATGGAACCAAATACCTATCTCCACTACGTTATCTTCTATCATATCTCCATTTGCCGTGGCACCAACACCCCCAGGAAACATATGAATGTCCCATAATACTTGTGCGTTTGCTGGGAATGTGCGACAAACACCTTGTGGTACTATTTCACCCCACTTACCCATAGCATACTCAGTGAGTTGACCTTCACGGCCTTCTTCAGTGAGGAAACTAGAGTTAGCGTGATGCACTACAGCAGCCGCATCACCTCGTGGTTTTACTTGTACAGCTTTGATACATCTACTCTCTGTTACACCTGAGTCAACAATTTCCTTACTCCATAAATCATTTCCGTTTGCAGGAATGTCATAAGGACTTGATGCTACGATTGTATCTGGCTGACCAAACAACGGAGAGAATCTCCACTGGTCAGGGTCAGGCATTTCAGGGATCTGAGGAACAATGTCAGTATCACCGTAAGGCGAACCTGCATTTACCCATGCTACTACAGTATCAATCTGTTCTTGGGAGAGTCGCCAATCGCCTTCTAGGTCTTGTATGCCTATGTGTTGGTCGTAAGCATACGGAGGCATTTCTCTGTTAGCTACTCGCATTTGAATAAGAGGTGCCCAAGGTCTGACTTGTTCGTAAGTTTCAAAACTCATTGGGCCTACACCACCAGGACGGTGGCAAGTTACACAGTTATTATTGATGATTTCTGCTACATCATCTGTGTATGTTTGTGCTGTTGCTAAGGTAGGTAGCAACATAAGAAATAAAAATTTCTTCATATCGGTTTCTCCGTTGTAGTCCATAAAGGAAAAACAGGACGTTATCTCAAC